CCAGAAGAAGCATTATAGCATCACCGATGAACTCCTTTAACCAATACCAGTTACTTCTCATAAATAAACTCCATAATTCTTTTTAAGAGCTTCTCATCTCTTTTGAACGAAGATTCTACATCTAACATTATATCAAGGGCTTCTGTAACCCGTTCCTTGTAGCGTTTATTCTCTTTAAGTAATTCGGCGTAGGTCATTAACCCCCTATAATAAATGCTAGAATAAGACCTATCAGAACCAATACCAAGCCCATAAAGCCTAGCACGAAGTTTAGCTTAATATCCTGTGTTTTTAATTTACTCATAACGTGGTTACACATAACATCCCACAATACAGAAGTTTGCTCTTCGTGGGTCTCTGGCTTTTTGGGCATATTATTCATTTCTTCCCCTTCTTAATCATTGCCTTATTCCCAAAAACATATGCCCCCGTCCGTTCCTTCCCGTAACCTCGTTTCTTAGCCGTTCTCTTTATTTTTTCCTCAACTTTTTTCGGCATTGTTAATACTCAATAACTATTTTACGGAATGGAGCTTTTCCGTTCTGCGGTTGCCCGCCTGGTCTTCCACCGCCTTGTCCCATCGGGGGTCTTTGCCCACCTGGATGTTGTCCTGGCCCGCCTTGCACGAAAGGCGGTCTCGGTTGTCCTAGCGGTTGTCCAGGTCTTTGCCCCATAGGCGGTTGCATCAGCCCCATAGGTGGTCTTCTTAAACCTCCCGTAGGCTGTTGTCCTATAGGTGGTCTCTGTGGTGTTCTTCTTCCATTTGGCATTTTCTCCTCCTAAGAAAGCGTTATCTCCTCAAGTAATAAATCGTATAAACTTTCAGGGCTTTTTTGCCCTTCTGTCCATTTAACATTTCTTTCCATAGCACTAATACAGGCGACATATTTTTTAGTTGACCCCTTACTGTCTATGTCGTAAAAGGTATTCGGCCAGACTTTATTTATGGCTTCCTCTATGGCGTCCTTCATTGAAGTGTAGGTTTCACTCTCTTCCGAACCATCTCTGGTCTTATGTTCGTCTGCTAGTTTAACCGTCGTAGCGATTAGCATTCGTCTTGTAGGCCGCCAAATGCCACGACAATCATAATTTACTAATTTAGGTGTAGTTGAGGTAGCGTCTGTTACTAAAGTAAAACGAAATCTTATCATCTCACCCGTTACGGAAGAGAAGTATTTTGTCTGGGAAGGCGATGTGATGAAGTTACCCAGATTAGTCCAAGTCCCCGTTAAAGCTGTAAAATATGTCTGATAATCTACGGTAATGTAATTGGTAGCATCACACCCTTCAGTAGTCAAGGTCAATTTAAAGTAAGCCTTGTTATCTGCTTTCAAGTTAGCGTGTAACCACGAAGTTATTACATATCCCCCTGTTTGGAACGAGTAATTAGTATCGCCAGTTATATCACCATATTTAGTTGTAAGCGATATCCACCACACACTGTCACTAGAACTCGTTGATGCTATCCATAGTCTTTTCTTATAGACACTTGTGACTTTAGCAGTCTCACAGCCCGTTAATGTTATTTGTTGAATAGGATGCCAAGCCCACAAAACCGACCCGTCAACAGTTCTTAACTGCCCAGCGACAATTTCTAGTTTAGTAGTGTTATCTAATATAGCGTAAAGATAATCTTCATCCGCAGCTAACGCTTGAACCTGTCCCGCAAAGTCCGATAAGTTGGTAGAATATAGAGAAGGAGACCGCCAAGTTATAGTCCCACCATCGTATTCTACTAATCCATTCTCACCAGCGGGGATATAGACTTTAGTGTGCCAAGGCAAAAGGTTTTTAGCATTATCGCTTCGTTTTAGAGACTGCATATCCTCTACTAGTGCAAAGTCGTCATCTGAAGTGTCAAAATACCAAGCCGTATCTTCTTTCCCGATATAGATAGTATCAGTATCACCTATCATATCGGTTATGTCTTCTGATGCGTTACCTACTGTTAAAATCGTCCCCCAAGAACCCGCATTTGTAGGGTCAGTAGATTTATAACAACTTCTAGGTTTAAGTCCCTTGACCATTGTCTGACCGCTTGCCGTTCCTCTAACCGCAGCATAAAGCATATATCCGTCCACCGCACCCGCAAGAGTAGATTGGGTAAAACTTTCAGAGGTGGACATATAGAAGTATTTAGCAGACGCACCTAATAGAATATACAAATTACCATCAGAGAAAGGAACGAGGTCGGTTATAACACTGCCCATACTCTTAACAAAAGTCCAGCCATCGCCAGTAGCATTTAGCTTAACTAGAGTATCCCCATATGCCATATACCAAACATCATTAAATTCGGCAAAGGCTTTGGGATTGCCGTGAGTGGGGCCTCCCCAGACTACGGCATCAAAATAAACTGAGGCAGAGGAAGAAATATAATCGTAATTCAGGCGTATTTGTAATTCTGTGGCATTTCCGCTTATAGTTCGGGTAACACTTATTCGTGTCCAAGTATCGTCAACCGCTAAAGATGTGCCGTTTGTCGTTCCGATACCGTCATAGATAGATAGGAAACCTGTAGCGTTAGCAGATAAATCAGCTTGGCAGTAAGCGAAGAAAGTTACTTCTTGGTTTCTAAACCCTACATCCCAAGTGATACTCTGTTTTAGATAACCATCTTGGTTTGTCCCTATTTTAGCGGAATAAGTCCCAGCATATACTATAGTGCTTTCTCTGTTAATCGTTCCTAAAGTAACATTAGTCCAGTTGGTTAAAGTAGTAGAATTAGTCCAAATCTCAAGCCCGCCATCGGTTATACTCGCCCCGTAAGAATAATCCGTTATAGCAATCCCTGTCGCTTTCGGCCCGCAGATTATATTATCCCTAAATCTAGCGTCTGCTCCTTTGGATAGATAATACCTTTTCTTATCTATACTGTCAGCGAACTCTAACCCATAACCACTGTCATAAGTAGATTGAGTTAAGGCCAATTCCTTTTCGGGCGGTAAAGCCCCATAGGAAGGTTCACCAGTAAAGTATTGCTGAGCCAATGCGGGGTCGTCAAAACGCCTGTATAACTTATGTCCGTTCTTATCTTCTGCTAACATAAGACCGACATCAGTCCCATCGGTTCTCTCAAGAGAAATATCGTATTTTAACCCACCCTTACTCATATCTCACACTTTACACGAAAGTAACATTCATAAATATTAGAACCTACTGTAAATTTAACCTCTATTCTGTATGCGTGCCCTACACTTAAATCCCTAAGTAACGATAAACTTATGACATCACCGTTTACAAAAGGGCTGTTAGTTGGGTAAACAGTTGACGTTACATCACTCCCGTCATTTTCATCATAAGCCACAACCGCAGGTGAAGTCGGGCTACTTACCCAATGGGTCGTTGTTATCTGGTGGGCGAGCCTCTCATCTGCACTCATATATTGGAGACCTTCAGCTACTTCTAGTACCATTTTATCTCCCTTTTACTGTTAAACTTAAAGAGCGTGGCAGGAGCGTGAAAGCAACACTCCGACTTTGTAGTGATAAACTTAGGGTTCTACTTTCCAGAGTTAGAGCAACTACTCTTGTCTTAAATGTAAAACCAAAGAGGCGAGACCTTAGCGTGAGTTTTATCCACTCAGATATATGCTGGACTACACCAAGAACACTAATCCCAAACAAAACGGTTGCAGACCTTATGTAACCGAATGTCCTTGTAGCCGAGACCGCTATCCCGATAGCAACGGTGGCTGTTTCAACAATTTGCTGTATTACAGACGCCGTTCCAACTGCCGTTATAAGTTCACCAATACTAACAGTTGCAGACCGAACAAAGGCTACAACTCTGGTAGCAGTGGTCAGGATACCTACACTGACGCTGGACAATCTTGTTACTGTCCTTGCCCTAGTCGCACTAACAAGTTCTCCGATTAGAACAGTAGCTGACCTAATAACATTCCTTGTCGCTGTGGCGGTGACTAGCAACCCCACTAATACTGCCGAAGCTCTAGTATAGGTAGCTACCCTTGATGTGGTAATCAACTCACCTATGAGAACAGTGGCACTTCTAATCCAAGTAACCGACTTTGCAGCCGTCACCAGTTCCCCTATAAGGACGGTAGATGTGCGGACAAAACCTTGTACCCTTGTTGCTGTTACCAATAACCCGACAGAGACACTGGCGGTAACAGTGATGGCTGCTCCCGTAGTATCAATAACTACATAGGCTTGACCAAGAACCCATATTATTACTTCATCTTCATTGCTAAGATGGGCTTCACCTAATACCCAAACCTGCTTATCGCCCAGAGCCATTACGACACCCCAATCTTGGTATCACAGAAGAATATGTTAGCGTTAGTAGCCTCCTTGGGCTTGCAGTAATACCCCCTGAGATAAAGAACACCTGTCTGTAATGGCGTGACCGTTACCGTCAGAGTATCCCATATGGTATCATCAGCATTAAAGTTGTTACATACACCCGTTGACTTGAGTATCTTCCTAGCTTTATTGGTAGCGTGCCCCCAGTATTCAGCCTCTATCCATAACTCAGTATTGGTGGGGTCAGCATCCCAGTCCGTATCATCATCAGAACTCAGATAAGCCGTATATGTCTTTTCAACATCTTTTACTGCATAGATAGGGTATTCAAACAACAGTATCTTTGAGAACTCATAACCCGCAATGAGATTGGTTGATGGTGTTACCTTAATAGATGATGCCCCGCCACCAGCACGAACTTTAGTCGTTTCACTTTGAAGTATGGGTGTCCCCTCAGCGGTAGATAAAAATGTTAGCTGTCTGTTATCCCCTAAAGTCCCGTCATGGTCTTCAGAATATACCTCAGCGAATGGGCTTGCTTGATTAGTGTAAATTTCGAGTGCCGAAGTTAATAGACAATTCCGTAGAAAAACCCTACCTGCCTTTTGAGGTTGTGAATTGGAATAGCAAGTAATATCAGCCCTATCATGGTTTTTGAACTCTGTATCTATGAAAAGGGCATCTGAATAAGTCAGAACTTGATAGCCAGAACAGAGGCTCACGTTATTACCATCTAATAGACAATCCTCTACCCTACCCCGAAATTGACCAGTACCCTCAGTGGAGGTCAATCCTGCAGCAAAGTTGTAGAACCGAGTCTTCTTTATGAAGATAGTGCTAACATCATCTGTACCACGTAAGCCCCAATCACTGACGCCATTACCCTCAATAATCATGTCTATAAGAACCAATCCTCCAGAGCTATCATTCTCAACAACCCCATTTGTATCTGTACCCCTAAGATGTAAACCCTGTAACCTCCAAAAATGGTCATTATCAAAATTTACCTCATAGTCTCCCGCAGCAGTATTCCAGATAGGAGCATCTTGAAGATTATACATTGTCTTGCCTGAGCCAGCTTGTCCGCCTTTATAGGGTAGGTATAGAGTAACAGTAACAGTAGACACGCTAGCTACCTCGTAGGCAAAGTCTTTAGCAGCATCACCAGAGGCATAAATCCAATCGCCAGCAACTAGGACTCCAGAAACATCAGCAGAAAAGGTAACTGTTTTAGAGCCAAAGGTCAAGGTTGCTGTTCCAGTTATACTAAGGTCGACAAGGTCACCCCAAGCATCCCCATAGTCAGCCTCTATAGTAATAGGAGATGCAATAGTTCCATCATTAGTAAAGTTGAGGTCTTGTGTTACTGTCTGTGTCATGCCACGCCTGACAATACAAACATCCCCAGCAGCTAAAGTGGTAGCAGCCTTGTCCAGCGTAGCCCATGGGCCATCACCATTAGTCTTTACTGCTGTAGTACCATCATTATTTACATCGTGTCCATTAGTAAAGTCCACATAATAAGTTGTGCCAATAGGTTTCCTTACCACCAGCCCATCAGCCCTTAACTCCATTTCCTTCTGACAGGTTTCTAGTTTCTCTTTAAGCCAAGCCACCTTGTTCTGGTAGAACTGTAGCCTTGAGAGATATTCACTATCTATAATAAACCGACTGGCAGGGTTTAGCTTAGTCGCATCCAGTGGCTCAACTTCAATCTCACCACTATCAACTAACTGTAAGTATATCTCCCTCTTGATAGCATCAGGAAACATCCTATGCTCAAACAAGTCCTGAGACACACGAGGTATCTTGGTATCAAGACTTTCCTCAAGAAAGAATAATTGGGAGTCATACTTCAAGTGCAGAGAGTGTTGTCTTATTAAGGCATCCCATTTTGCTATCGTTGGCATTTACGCCCCCTGTTTAAACTGCATCTTTAGCTCACAGGTAAGGGTATCGTTGTTTTCCATAGAAGCCGCCGCATTAAAGCAGCACTCGGCTAGAACGACATCATCATCGTCATTCTCTACGGCAAATCCCGACACCGACTGAGTGCCTGTGGCTGTGAATACGTGGTCAAGCTCACAGGTGTCGTTGGTCTCTGTTGTGGTTGACTGAACTACCGTATCGGCATCTACTAAAGTAAACCCATTAGCAGCCAACTTAGTTGCACCTCCAGGGTTAGCAAAGGTTGAGGCTTCCGCTGCCGTGCAAGCACCAGTCAAGCCCACGATACTTTTCATACCACTGGCCCCTGCTGCCATAGCCGTTGTTACGGCCTGCACCAACTTACATATTTCGGCAAACCCTAATGCTGTTGCCTTCTGTGTTTGAGCCATAATTACCTCCTACCCGATAGTGGGTCAACATTATATTTCCTGCATATAGGACAGGCAAGTTTGATATTAGCGTGGATAGCTTGCCACATAGTTTTTGGCGAAGGCTCTCCTGTCCTGTAACGCTCAAGGATTTTTGTATTCCTGTGAGACTCAGCAAAAGCCGTTCGCCTAGCGTGGTAGGAACATATCAATACATAGGTAATCGCTTGGTATAGATACTTCAACAGGCAACTTGGCTTTATACAGGTCGGTTGCACTGGTACCGATATACTGGCTTGCCTTGATATAAGGTTACCATCTCCATCCCGATGCTCTGCCTCCCAAAGTATCCCTATACCCCCACCCGTTTTAACTGCCATTTAACCTCCTATAAAGGATTTATATGTATCGTCCCCGACCTTACGGGTTTGGAGTGTTTTAGTAGTCTTATGTAGTCATTATAGGCAAAATACATTTCCCTTTCGTAACTTTCTTTGTCCATAGAAGATACGACCCCCTTCTTCTTCTGATAAAGCAAGTATTTAGCGAAAGCAATTATAAGCTCTATCTCACCTGCCTTATTAGTAGCGATTGTATCCGTAGAAGCTGATAGGGTTTCGTAGGGTTTAGTGCCTGTTATTCTAAGTCGTCTTTTACTGAAACTACGATAAGCGTATGGTAATCTCAAGAATAAATCCGACCCGTCATCTACCAAATCCCAACCAAAAACACGCTCATAGTCGTTGTCAGGAGAGAAGTCATCGCACATATTATCTGTAGCATTTGGTGGATTGCCTGTTAGTTGATACTCTACTAAATCAATCCCCCCAGACTGTAGGTCAGAAGAGAGTAGATAATCATTCATCGGGAAGCTACCTGTAATATAGCAGTCGTCAAAGATAACATATTTGGTATCAGTATTAACCCTTAGACGGATTTCAGCCTCCCGTAAATTGTCGTTTATGCTTTGGTCTTCTAATTGGAGAATGGTAAATTCCCCTGCAGGGCAAGATGTCGTAGAAGTTAGGGTTTGTGCCGTCCCGTCTGCCTGTTTGGTATAAATGGTAATGTCGGCATCATCTGCGACCTCAGGTAACACAGCACAATAAACACTTATCGTTCTACCCTGAATGGTAGGGAGTAATCTTCTCCAGTTATCGGATTTTAAGGTCATATATCCATTGGCAGCAGAGGCAGTTACCTTAACAGCGTTTACCCCACCCCAAGTATCGGTAGTTTCTTTCGCTCCTGTTGCATTAGAGTAAGCCCATTTATCAGGCGTTCCGCTTGTGGTTTGGGTTTCCAAGTGAGCATTAGGTAACGGATTACCCAAAATTAAAGTAAGGTCGTCTATGGACTTATAAATTGAGGGATAGAGTTCACCGATTGCCCTTGATATACTATCTTTTCTATCTGCCCAACTTGACCGTGCTATTCTAACTTTGGCTAAATTAGCTCCGTCAGTTAAAAGATTAGCTCCATAGACATACGCCGTCCCTGAAGATGTAACATAAGGAGTTGAACCTAGAAGTCTTGACACTCCAGCGTTGGCTTTGTCTTCAATATAAACCCATCGGTTGTCAAAATATCCGTTCTGGGCGTGGTCATAGTTATTTAATTCAGTAGAGACAATAAGTTTAGACGCAGCTATAGCCGTTGTTAGCGTAACCTGCGTAAAATCTCCTTGTGCTTCTAAAAGTTTTTCGTCTAATGAAAGTAGTGTTGTAGTCGGCATCCTTTACCTCTTCTTTTTCTTCAATTCGTGGGCTTTCTTACCCGAAATAACTTTGCCTTTCTTGTCTTTGTATACACCACCCCGTTTGTCAGCCATTTATTCCTCCTTAATTATCCACATACCCAGTTTAATTCTTAAAAGCCGCTTGTGCTTATAGCAGCTTGAGTTAGTTGATGTGGTTCGTCTGATGTCTCTGTATAAGTAATCACCAGCTTGGGGGCAAACTCAGTAGAGCCATCATAGGAGTAGGCTACCCCTTAATCCGCCATTGTCCTATAGTAAACACCTACGATAACACCATTGGTAGAAGTTGTGGATAATGTAGCCTGACAAGCAGTGGCTGAGGCTAGGTCAATATAGCCAGGCAGATGGTAATTGATACTTGAACCATCCTTAGTACTGAAACTGGCAACGCTTGTAATAGTTGCTGTTGCCTGCTCTGTGCCTTCGTTAGAGATAGTGTAGCCGTAAATCCTCAAGTGAAATCCAGCACTAGGGGCAGCAACAATATCTTGAGCAGCAGTAGTCGTCTTATCAATAGACGCATAGGTAAGCTTTTGCCCACTTGCTATATAGAGGTTGCCAAAGTTGTCTGAAAAGACATCCGAGCGGTCGGCATCTGCCATTTCTGAGGGAGCAGACCGTTCAACCTTAGTCCCAATTTTAATTGGATTCCCACTATCTGCAGCATCGTGGGCTACCAAACCCCCACCTATGTCAACATCTCCTATATCTACCCCTGAATTGGTTGCTAGTTTCCCAATGGCTGCCGTGCCTGCTAAAAGTGTTACATCTCCGATATCTATACTGGGTGATGTTTCCAATCTAACAATGGTATCTTTTTCTACCCAATTAGTGCCATCGTGGGTGATATACATTATCCCAGTGTCGTATTCGTAAAATGTGCCACCTGGTAAGGTGCCGTGTGTAGCGGCAGTTGGTTTTGTGTCTCCCGAAGCACCTATATATTTTGTGGTGCTTCCCTTCGCTACTGTTAACGCCATTATAACCTCCTTTTTTCGGTTAATGACTATTTAGTGGGGGCATTTATTAAGCCCGCCCCCAAAGGCTTTAGGTTACGAACCAGAGGCTGGAGCTTTGTTGTTGACCGCAAAACCAACCCAATTACCCTGCCAAAAGTCAGTAGTGCCACCCTGACAACTTCCGCTAGTTTCATCATATTGACCCGCACCTGTTCCATCAGCAATACCAAGATGGTTTTCAGATACTTGGTTCATACCAAGAGTCCCGCCAGTTATATTTAGAAGGTTGGCGTCTTTGGCACTTCTGGTAGAACCAGTGCCCTGAAAGATATTGCGGTAGATGAAGCTCTGGTTCATTGGTAGATAGATGTGGGAAGCGTTCTCACTGAAGTCGTTGCCACGGATAGTCCATTTCCGTGCATTCGCCCAACTTGAGTCCGTATGATATATCGCCCCAGTAGTTAGGTTGAAGAATGTGCAATTTCTTATCACAACTTCATAAGGGGCACCAGTGACTTCAATCCCGTATTTCCCAGTGACGAAAGCACAGTTGTCAATCTGCGTGTAGTCTGACCTATTAACTCCACCTGATTCACGAACCAGTTTGATACCTGCAGCCGCAGAGCCAGATTCAAACTCAAAACCAGATACTCTCCAGCCCCTAGCGTTGATTGTTAGGATGTTCGTGGTTCCTACAGAATACAGATAACATCCAGACCCTGTATCCCTTGCCTCCATTCCAATCAACTGACCAAACGGTGCCGTGGCATTGTTAGGGGTAGTTAGTGTCTCTTGGTAAGCACCAGAGGCTACTAGAACTGTGTGGAGACCTCGCCCGCTACACTTGTCTAGGGCAGCCTGAATTGTTAACAGTGCCCTACCGCCTCCCCAACCCAAACCATCATTACCATCGTTGCCAGTTTTATCCACGTGGTAGACGTTTCCTGGATAATCGGGAGCCAGACCTATTTTGGCAGCACCCGAAAAATCTACTTCCCTTGTTACTCTTAGTTGTTGAAAACCAGCCATTACATCCTCCTGTATATTTTTTAGAGACCCATCGCCCAGGTAGGCTTAGGTCTTATTCGCTTCAAGGTTTTACCCCTGTGCTTATGCTAACCGAGTGTAGAACGACTTACCGAATGTAGTTCTTAACACATCGCTTCCAAAGACAGCACTCACGTTGATTATATCGGAATGCCGTTTGGGTTCACGCCACTTCTCAACCGTGGGGCCGTCTTGGATGACAAGACCGATAGCGTCTCTGTGAATTAACGCACCGTAAGACCCTGTTCCAGAACCAACAGCCGTAAGGTTGTTGGTAACGAATACGGGCACATTATACGCAGGAAGTGTGCCAACATACCCGTCAGTGCTAAAGGTCTTTCGGCTGTAGTCGTAGGTCATAAATTTGTCTATCTTGTATATATCCGCCACTGTAGACGGGTCAACAATCAACGACCTATCCGTTCTTGGGACGTCAGCCTCGTCAAGAAGTTCCATTAGGGCAATCATTATATCGTCTGTGAATGTCTGCCCGTCTGTGCCATAGACTGTGCTTGATGTTAATGTAGAGAATAGAGCATTGACATCGGTGTCAATCTTCTTCTCTAACGCATAAGCACAGTTTGCGGCTGCTTTCTCGGCAAGGTCGCCCACTTGAGTTTGTAACTTAACACTGTCGTCAAGTTGCCAAGGCACTTCCCACCAAGTGTCAACCGTGATAAAAACATCCGTTCCACCAACGGTTGTGTTCATATTAGTGAGAACACCTGTGGTAGTTACATCAACAGCAGCTCCAGTCATAGCTGCCAAAAGTGGTATCCAGACCTTGTCTCCTATTTTTAGTTCGCTTTTCCAAGTTGTATTGACGGCATTTACACATACTAGATTAGATTTTACGTGGTCTAATACTTTCGCCGACCACATTTGGGGAACGAATTCTCCAGTAAGTGCATCACTAGGCCGTCTATCTGTAGGCCAAGCCATATCTTTACTCCTTTATTTTATTTTAGCCCTAACGGCAACGCAGCGATTTCCTTTACCCTCGCAGACCGTTCTGCAGGGGACATTTCTTTTATTTGCTCTACCGTTAGTTGTGCCCCATCACCAGAGGGGCTAATAGGGTCTTGTATCTTGTATTTAGCCGTTAATTCGGCTGTTACTTCAGTCCTTATTTCCTCTTCGGTTTTTACCTTTTCTTTCACTTCTTGCTCCTTTGGTTTTTCCCCTTGGTGTTCTGCGATAGCCCTATTGAGCCATTTCCTCGCTACTTGAGGATTGTTGTTATCCCACGCAAGCTCAACAAGGGCTAAATCTTTCCCATCTGGGTCTAACCCAGCTTCCTCAGCTTCTTTACGCATTTTCTGGCGTTCCCCATCTGCCGCTGCACGCTGTCTCACATTAAAGTCTCGTTGTTTAGCAATAGCAAGTTGGCGTTCAAGTTTTTTTATTTCTGGTGATGCGATGGTGTTGCCATAGTCGTCTTTCTGCTGGGGGATAGCTTTAAGCATTTGTTCAAGGATTTCTGTGTTCCCCGAAGATTGCGGTAGGCTTTTGAGCCTTTTAACTTCTAAGTCTGCTTCGGATTGTAACTTCCTGATACCTTTAAGTTGGCTCTCTAGGTCAACAATCCTTTTATCTTTTTCTCCTACTATCTCGTCTACATCTTCTTTAGAGTATTCTGTTGCCTTCGGGGGAGCTTCAAGTTCTACCTTCGGCTCAACATCTCCAACAACTTCTACCTCTTGTTCGGACATTTTAACTCCTTATGTTTTTTCTTTATTGTTTATTTCAGGAATGACTTCTAGGTTCAAAAACTGTTTGACCGCAGTTAAAATCCCTGGCGGTAAAACGAGTTCAACCTTCCCGTCTCCCTGTATCCCGCCGTCCATTGTGTTATACCTACAAGCAAATGTTAGGTTTCCACTTTCATCGGTCATAAAATACAAGGTCTTACTTTCACTTATGGTCTTCATTTAGCTCCTTGAATAAAAGAGGTCAAGATAATATCCGATTAGCGGATTACCCCGCTTAATCGCTTTTCTACGCCTTGCTATAAAGGCGTCCTTTCGTGGGTTGTCTAACCCTCCGAAATACTTGTCAGCTTCACTTAGCACCTCCCAATATGGTTTTAGTATCATTTGAGCTTCTTTTAGTTGTAGAAACTCAGGCGGGTAATCATCGTATTTTAAGGCACGATATTCTTCAACATAATTAAACATCTCCTGCCCCATATCTCTGAGGAGTTCTTCCTTCCTCGCATCAGCCTCTCCGTATTTGTAATTCCCGAACTCGTCATACATATCCTCGCCCCAAAGGGCATCGCTATAAGCTCTTATGGCTAACTGTTCGGGGCCAAGCCCTACTACCGCCTCTGCCATATCCTGAACCCCTAAGCGTTTAACTATATCCTCAAAGCGTAACTCCTGTTCCCTCGCCTGATAACCCCCATTCCTGCCGTCATATGCTTTGCCTACCTTCACTCTAAATTGATAACCATCACCAGTTTGTCGGTATTCCGCCGCCGCTAACTCTACATTCGTTCTAAACACTTCATCTATTGCCTTACCAGATTGGTGCCAATCACTCCAAGCAAACCCCATAGTTTGTCTATCAAACGCAATCATAGCCGCTTGAAGTTCTGGGTTCATATTTTCTATCTCTCTGCGTCTCTTAGGGTCTATTGCATCCCACGCTTCATACCCCATATCTCTGGCTATTTTCTGCTGAATACGGTTAAGGTCATTAACATGGGTAAGAACGCCTATGCCAAGAAAAGCTGGGACTCCTGTCCATATACCATTCACCCCGTCCATCTCCATAGCATCCATCACATCCTGAACAGCTAACGGAAGAAGGCGGTCTCTAGCTACTTTGATAAATCCAGTCGTTTCTTCAAATATCGGTTCTCCCAGATAATTCTCACCCTTCCATAAATCAGCTAATAAACCAACAGCAGGAGAGAACTTGGTTTGAGCAAATCTTAAAGCTACGTCCCACCTTTCAGCCTTATTCATATTCCCAAAGGCTGACTTTCTTTCACCCGTTAGCATCTGTGCAGCAAATCGGGCGTATTGGATATAACCTCTCCACGGGTCTAATCTGGTTTCACTATATATCGGATTTCCTTGAGCGTCTTCTCCTGTCCTAATCCTAATCTTCCCAAAATCACCAGCACGGGGGTCTAATTCCACTTTAGCCGCCCCTGTAATGTTAAGTAGTCCTATTAGAGATACCCCACCACCTACGAATGTCGCAAGAGCCAACCCCCCCTGCTTTCTTAGATAAGGGTTTTTAGAAAGTAACATTCGCCCTATTATTTTGGGTAGTCCGAGAGTTGACATCTGGTATCTAGGTGAAAACAGAAGTGCATTTAATACGGGAGCGTATTGGGTCATATTAAGAGGTAAAGTCCCCCTACCAGAGGCATAGTTAATAAAATCCCCAAACAATTTGAGATGTTCAGGTAGTAATTTTGTAAGTCCTTCACTACCCGCCGCTTGGGCTTGTAGAACACCATAACCCGCCTCCACTGCACTCATTCTCATTTCATTAAGATACCCCGTGAATGCTCTTTCCGACCTTCTAACAAATGGAATGTTTTGGGCTAGGTTGGAGAAAAACGGTTCTTCTTTCACCCTTGATAAAGCACCCCTTTCCATCGCTTGAAATTCAACCCTCATTTCTCTGACGGCTACAGGATACAAGGGGCGACTTCGCAACGCATTGTGCATCTCTAGGGATAACTTTTCAGAACCAAAGTATTTTAATTGTCTCCAAAAAGCACGGGGGACATCTTGCGGTCTCACTAACCCTAAAATCAAACCCTGTCTAAAGGTAGCTGAAAGGTCAAGCGTAGCAAGAACGGCACGAGGTAAGTTAAGCCCATCTATAATCTTTGCTCTAATGCTTGGTTTTAGGTTGATAAACTTCCCCGTAGCTTCGGCAAACTCTTTACCAAAAACTGACGACCATTGCTCTAAGAAACGAGGTTCTGGTATTAAGCCAAGAATTAAAAGGTCATCTAGTGCATTTACACTACCAAGAGCCACAAAGCCGTCTTGTTCTGCTTTATTTATCTTAGCCATAAACTCTGCCATTTCCTCTTTTCTAAAAGGCACAGCAGTAAATTCGGGGCTTTTCTGTATTTTAGTTTTTAGAGCCTTAGCTACCGATTTATCAAGCCCTTCGCTTATTACCCTAGCGTCAACTTCAGCGATGGCTTTTGCCTGTCTAGCTGCTAGAGCTTCGGGGGTTAAGGCGAACTCTTCCTTTGTTCCACCAAGTTTTGCCAAATCCCTATCTACTCTTCTGCGCCACTCTTGTTGTAAAATTCTACCCTCTGCGAAAGTAGCTCTATGTTTTTCTATAACCGCCCTTTGGGCGGGTCTCAACTCTTCAGGAATGAGACGATGCACCTTCCCAAAGGCAGGCATCACTGCTTCCTTCCAGTATTTAGTTAGTTTGGTTTCAGCTATAGTTGGCGGTAAAGGGTCGGGCATTTTACCCCAGAGTTTCTCACTAACCGATTTGCCCACTCTTTCGCTAATAAAACCTATGCTTTTTATTCCACCTTTAATAGCTTTACCAGCAGTCTTTTCTACCAAACCCCAAGGGGAGTATTCAACTACATAGCCTAATGCCTTGCCAGCAGGAGCTACTGCCTGAAATGCACCAGCTAGGGCGGTCTTCTGTCCTATAGTTTCTAGTTTGCCTAATTTACCAGCTATACCAACCCCCCGCCCAACCTGTCCCACTCCAGGGATTAACAACCAAGGTGCGATTTCCATTACGCCCTTTAGGTCAAGTCTGTAAGGTTCATCACTCCAGGGGACATTATAATTAAATCCAGGTGCATCCCACCCAGACCAAGACCTCTTCTTCCACTCCCAGAAATCCTCACCTTCGTCTCTTTCTACCTCATCTACAAACCCTAAAGTAGTCCCCGACATGGCAAGCCCTGGTTGAATAATGTTCTCATCCACCCACACAAAGGGGGTAGCGAATACCTGTAACGCCCTCTTCCAAAAAGGTAGGGGTTCTTCTATTTGTGGTGCGGTAACTTGAGGAACACCAATCTGTGGTATTTGGGGCATCCCACCTTGAATTAGAGGAGAAGGCGGTTTAATCAAAGGTTGAGGTTTTATCTGCCCACCCCAAGATATAGGTGGTGGTTCATAAGGTGGATATACCACTAATAACCCCCTGACGGTGCCCATCTTACCGTCCCTCTGGGCGAAGTTTTAGGTAAGAGTTGCTCACTTCTGTAATACCAGTCTTCAAAACTAGCAGGTGCTCCTTGAACCTGACCAGCAGACCAATTAATAAACCCCCCCAAACCTTTCAGTTGGGATGGATTAAATTTCTTTAATGTTTGACCACTGGCTAGTTTGGTTGGTGCTGGTAAAAGATGTTGCCCAGGCGTTAAGGGAGTTATTTCATCTATAGCCATCCAAGCAGGTGCTGGTGGGCCTTGGGGTATTGGAGGAGGAGCGAAACCACCATACACAGGCGGGGTGTATCCTGCTCCAGCGGTTCTATCATTCGCTACCGCCCAAGCGTAAGCATCTTCGTAGTTATATGCAATAATCTCATCAGGATGCCCTTCGTGTCTGGCAAAATATGTAAGGACGTTAGTATCCCCACTAACCCCTTCGTAAATATCAAACTGCCCTAAATCAAGTTGAGGTTCTACGCCATAACCCCCCACATCAAGGGCAAACATCCAAAACTGAGCATCCGCCCCAAAGACACTTAGCCATAAATTATCTCTCTCTTCATTACTGAAACCTTGACCTGATGGACGGATTTCGTTAAACCACCTTGAGTAAGCGTTTTGGTATTCTTCTAAACTAATACCATAATCAGCTAGTCCTCTTTGTTGATACCACGCTTCGTTGGGGATAGTCCCCATATAGTTTTCTTGCTGCCAATTCGGGTCAAAGTAATCAGGATTCGCCTCTAGCCAAGCGTTACGGTCTTCTTCCTCTAAACCAGCTAAATACTCATCCCAACCCTGCGGTTGCCAATTAGGTAGTTGATAGGGATAAACTTCTCCATGTGCCATTAACCACCTCCTAATTGAGGAAAGGACTGGACTGGAGGAGGCGTTCCCGTTGGTTGCCCATACACTCCCGCCCATTTGGGGTTTTCAAATCCCCATCTCGCTAACCAGTCCATAGGATGTCTTTGTAATTCAGCCCCTATTTGCCTTTCTCTTAATGCTCTGTCTAATCCCTTCTGCTCAAATTCACCCGTTTGATAAGCTGATAAGTTTTCAAATTCAAATTCCTGCCTAGCCATTGAGTCCGCCCACTGTTGCTTCTCAAACTCAAACTTCTCTCTATCAAAGTCAAACTGCATCTGTTCCGCCATAGTTAGCTGTTCGTAAGGCTTCATCAACATTGCAAGATATTGAGACTGGTATTCACTTAAATTACCGAACTCAAAAAGGTCTTGTAGGTATTTATCTCTCTCAAGTTGGATGCGTTCTTCTTCAAGCCCTAGCCCTGCTTCTGCCACCCCCACTCGGCGTTCCTCAAGCCCGACACGCTCTTCTTCAAGCCCGAACATCCTCTCCCACTGTTCTTGTGAGATGTTGCCTTGCTGCTTCTGCCATTCAAACTGTTCTTGGCTTAAACCAAATACAGCCTGTTGGTTGGCTGTTAGTTCGTTCCACTCACGCTCCATTAAAGCAAGTTGGGCAGCTTGGAACTGCGTCATACCCAACGCTTCTTTTTGGCTGATAGAGGCATAGAAATCTAATAGTTGGTCTCTTAATTGGTCGCTTACGGGATTACCAGCGGTATCTGTCCATTTGCCCTCAGCGTCTTGCATTAACCCGCCATCTATCTCTTGCGGGACATAGATTACGCCTTGTGCTACCTCTTCGGCAGCACTAGCTTGAATAACCCAAATGGGGTCTCCTAGTGGGCCGACAAACACCCCTTCCTCATCTACTTCCCATTCTTGTAATGCCCACTCAAGACCTTCAGGTAAATCTAGTGTGGGCATATCAGAAGATATGCTTTGGGGGAGACCTCGCCCCTCCTTGTAAATATCCCAAAGTTCGTCTTCGGGAGAACGGACTTCTTCAGGCAGAGGCGTATTCGGTGCCCCTCTTGATAACCAGTCCCAAACACCAAGAGTTCCGCCAACCTGTAAGTAAGCGATATAATCATCTGCGGTCAAAGGATTACCAGTAAACCAAGTAGCAGCACGAATTAGCCAGTCATCCCACACATTACTTTCGTATTCGGGCATTATAACCCCCTAGCCTCTTTATTCCGTAAGGCTTCCTTCTCCAGTCCCACATAAGCACCCATCCCGTATTTCATAATCAACTGTTGTTTTATATCTTGATTTTCAGGGAGTTCTAACTTATCGTATAAATACAACATATCTACAGGAGGGGTAAGGTCGGTATTAAAAGGTTTAACATTCCCCCATTCCTTATCAATATAGGACATAACATTTTCTACATTCTTACTGACTTCTTGTAGGACTTTATCGCCTATGTTTTCTTTCATCCTAATCCTGGAGACATTCTTGGCGGTCTATTCGCTAATTGCATATCAGCGTCTTTAGCCAATGCGTCTATACTTTTTCTATTACCGGTTCTTGGGGGGCCGCCTCTTGCTCCCCGTTGACCTGGAACGGGGCCCGTAGGCGGTGCTCCCTCCGCTGGCGGGGGTTCTATCCCTAGTTTCTCTAAAGCTGCCATACCAATAGTAGTAGCGAACTCAGGACTATTCATAAACTTTTCTGCCCTAGTTTTGACTATTATCCTTTGTGCCTCGTCTAAAGATTTACCCTGAAACTCAATGAGGTTCGTTTCGTGGTCTATCTCGCCTATTTGCCATTTTGATGTCCCTATCTGGGCTTGGGCTTTGTCTTCTATGGGGTCGGCTGCTTTAAGTTTGAGAGTGCAACGGAGGTCATCTATATCGCTGTCCTCAAGTATGATTGCTTTTCTAACACCTTCGGCTGGGACTGTCGCTCTTAGAGTAAGAGGTAGTAAACCTAAGTCTTTGTTCTTCATCATCCTCAATGTCAACGAAAGTGCCATAGCCCAAGCTGTAGAAGCGTTGTCAACAACAGACGCATACTGGGATAAAGAGTGTTTCGTTTCTATATCTTCTGCCCTACCCGAAGAACCACTCCCCATCCCCATCATAAGAGGTGGGGTTGCTCTGGTAATCTCATACCTTAACATAGACATAAAGTTAAATACTTCAGCTAAAGGAGGCGAACCACCCCTCTCTATAATATTGACACCCCAAGGGACTACATTAGCCGAGCCATAGTTAAGGTCGTAGTTCTTCACATCATCTTGAGTGAATTTAATTTCTTTGTCGGTAGGTTGGAAATCGTATCTCTTATGAGCGTAGAGTTTCAGTTGACTTGCTATAGATGAAGCCAATTCGGTGTAAGCTAATATCTTTCCCCTAACTGGTCTAATCCTTGAGACAGCCAACTCTTCGGGGTTTCCATCTGGGGAAGACTTGCCATACCCAGAGTAACAATGCACAATAGGTGTAAAACCTAATATATTCAGTTGTATTCCACCTTCCAGAACAGGCACACCATCAGCCTGAAAATACCTTATACCTTTATCAAAATACACCAGCCAATCAACATACTTATCTTTACCTCCCCGACCTAGGGGGTTAGGCCAATGTTCGTATTTGTTTATAACCGACTGGAAGTATCTCTTATAAGAAATGAAAAAATAATCAGGTATTCCATTTCTCTCGTCTGCGGAAGCATAAATAATCTTCGGGTCGGGGATACTAAAGGTTATGGGAATGTCGTCAGGGAATATATCATCCTTAAATTGGTCGTTATTGACTAAATGTATCCACGCCTCACCACTAACTAATTGGTTCTTGACTGTCTCTTTGAATGGCTGGGGAGACTGGAATGTAAGAAAGTCAACCAGATGGTTTAGGAACGTCCCTCGTTTTAACGCCCTCTCTCTGGCTGTAGTATTGTCAGCGGTAGCCTCAACATATACTTGGGGTTCAGATGTCACAATGTGCGAAACAGGCACATCAACAATCTCAACACCCACCCCCAATCTTGTTGCCTTATAAGGAGATTTGATAAAGGGGACGGGAAAGTCGTCTTTGTAATAACTCCAGTCCATCGTTTGCTCTGATATTCTTTTACTGTGATGGGTTACGCTTTCCCATTCGTAAAGCTCTTGTATTTCCTGTATTGTTCTTGTCATTCAAACCCCATCAGTTTACCCGAAGTGATATTAACCTCTTGACCTACCGCTTGGGTTTCTCTTTTAATCTGCAAAAGACCTCCAAGCATTATAATTAAATCGTCATTCTTACCACGAGGCACTTTGGGTTCTTCGCCTTCTTTTCTGGTCATATAATCAAGTTCGTTGGGAATTTCACTATAATGTATTCTAAGTCTTTTGTTTCTGATAGCTTCGTCTAATCCTGGAAGCATTAAATCGTTACGCATTTTATCCGAAGTCCATAAACCGTATTTGTTTTTTCTATCTCTTGAAATCCCAGTTACTCTGCGATTAGGCGTCCCCAAATCTGTTAGAGCTTGGTTGACCTTTAACCCCGCAGCCCCAGTAAGCTCAAACTCGTTAAATGAATTATTGTAAATCCTATTATACTTGTCAAAAATCTCGGCACACTTTTCAGCTTTTACTCTTCCGTGTGATACGCAAACTAATCTATTCGTAGAAATATCCAACCATCCCGCAGCGTGGGGGTCGCTTCCGTCTGACGGGTCTAAAAATGAGCAATACTTTCTTCCGTGAACGGGTTTCTCCCAAATTCTAACCATCCCGTCATAATCAGTTTCTGGGGGGTCGTAGCAATCCCTTCTAATATAATCCACCCCCTCTTTTTCAAAGAACATTGTCTTTCTAGCCTCTGCTAAAAAGTCCTCTTCTGTTTCGGGATAATGGGCGTCAATCTCCCACGCTGGGTATCTTTTTAGAATTCTCTCCGCAAACCATTCATCCTGTGTCATCCCTTCGGCACGAGTAGGGCGTTCCCTCCAACCTAAAAAGACAGCCTTTCCAGGGATTGCTCCTGACCGCATTTTAATATACCGCTGCGTAAAGTGAGAAAGTTCTCTAGCAACATCAGGGTTTCTCGTAGAAGCGTCTACTAACTTTGCATTTCCTGAGTCAATAGTTGGACTTATAAAGGCAAAATTTGCTTCAGCGTATGGATGTAAGTCAAGCTCATCCCGAAATACCCACGAGGCGTTAAAACCAGCACCCGCTTTTGGTGTTGAAGCCAGAGCTAATACCCGTGAGTCGTTACTTGAAAAAGCTATTTCACTCTTGCTATCGCTACTTAATGGTCTTTTGAGAAAATCAGGTAAGCGGTTGATAATATAGTTGCATTTCCTAATTAACTCCTGCGAACCACCTTGTTCTTTCCAAGATAAAAGAAGGGAATTAACATTAGCGTGGAATAAGGGTAACCAAACCCCACCATAACCACACGCCAACCAAGAAATCCCCAGTTGGTTAGCCTTACCTATTGTTATTTCACGCTCTGTTTCAAATAAGTCAATTAAATCTAATAGGTATGGCCAAGCTCCCCACTTTACCTCTCTTTGATTATTAGAGTCTTGGATGAAAACATATTTACTGAAGAAGTAATGTGGGCTATCCGTGCACTTTTTCTTTTCTTTCCAAATCCTTTCTAAGTTCGTCTTCTGCTTCTTTTGTAAGTCTGTCAAGGTCATCTGCTGTCCATACCTCCACTCTATGTAGATTATCTGTTTTCTCTACCAATTCACCTGTTAATTGCTTAATAGCCTTAAATAGCTGGGAGTTGGGGCGGGCAACACAAGCGTCAGCGGCAGCCTTATCAATCTCCTTTTTCCTTGATAAGAAGTAATCCTTAGAATTGTAATCTTTATATTCCCTCTTCCAAGTTTGGAGCGTAGCCGCCGTGACCGCTAATTCCCGCCCCATTGCTTTTATACTGCGTGGA